CGGTGAATGAAGATTATAAGCCCCTGCCAAAAAACGCTTGGCCGTTAGCGAGAAGAAATGGAAAAATCACCTGACAATTTAGAACAAGCCATATTAAGGGCCAAGATCGAAAGAGTGAGAGAAAGGGTTGATAAGATTTTAGCCGAAGAAGATTTAATACTTTCAGCCCAACCAAGAATAACAGACATAGGGTTTATATGCGTGCCGGTTTATAGGAGTAAGCCGACACAGGGAAATGGCTAAGAAACAACTACCCCTTGATCCTCGGCAAGAAAACTGTCTTGCATATTACTTTGATCCGAAAAGCTCTACTTTCAGCGATCTTAAAAACAGCGCATTGAGGGCTGGATTTACTGAATCATACGCGGATAATCTCTTTCATCTTCTACCAGATTGGCTCTCGGACGCTATCGGGCAACATAAGATGCTTTCCAAAGCCGAAAGAAACCTTGACCAGATGTTAGATTTAAAAACAGAACAACCCATTTTAATAAATAAAGAATTAGTGGTTGATGATAACGGAAACGCTGTTGAAGTAACTAATCCGGCGCTTCTCCGAACGAAAGCAGATGTAACTATGTTTGTAGCTGAAAGACTCGGCAAAAAAAAATACTCTCAACGTAATGAGAGTGTGGTTGTTGATATAAATTTAAAAGATATAATTGATGCCAAACAAGTCAAACGAATTGCCCGAAGAATACTTAATGGTAATCCAAAGGGCGAGGGAAAATCTGATTGATTTTGAAATTGCCACCAATTCCAATTACGAACCGAATTGGCACCACGAGTTTATCGCGAAAGAGTTAGAGCATATTGAGCGGTTTGGGGATCGTGATTATAAGATTTTAATAATTACAGTTCCACCAAGACACGGAAAAGAAATTGCGTCAGACACTCTGATCCCAACTCCTGATGGATTTAAGAAGCACGGAGAATTACAGGTTGGTGATTTTGTTTTTGGTTCAGATCATAAACCAACAGAGGTTATCGCGGTGATCCCCCAAGAAGAACGAGTGGATTTGGAAGTCACCATAAGTGATGGATCAAGTGTTATTGTTCATTCTAATCACGAGTGGACGGTTTATGATAGAAAAAAGAATACTCGCAATAATCTGGTGACGCTTGAAACGAGAGAGTTACAACAAGATTTATGGATTGGGACACGGGGCGTACGAGGGAGTAGAGCGAGGTGGCAACTGTTGGACTCTCAAGTTGTGCAATTTTCAGAAAAAAAGACATTATTTGATCCTTATACGCTTGGGGTTTGGTTAGGCGACGGCTCAACAAACGAGCCGAGGATTACCATGTCCTATGAGGATTTAGAGGAGGTTTTGTTTTATATTCCTTATAGGCCCAAAAAGATACATTTCCATAAGAATACGGGTGTTTCATCGGCCTATTTTTCAAGTAACAAGCATGGGGTTGCGGGAGAGTTTCAGATAGGACTGGAAAAAATAGGAGTTTGGGGTAATAAACATATTCCGAGAGAATATCTCTTTAATAGTGAATCCGTGAGACGTGAAATTCTTGCCGGACTTATAGACACCGACGGGTGTGTTACGGCGGATGGGAGAGTTCGTTTCATAAATACTAATAAAAACTTGATTGATGATGTCGCCATATTGGTGCGTTCGCTTGGTTACCGTATATGTATTACTAATCAAGAACCCTCACTTTCTTCTTCGGGGATTCAAGGAAAAAAGAGAGTTTTTACTATTTCGTTTTCCATTAATGAGTTTAAACAGATCGCAAAATTAAAAAGAAAGTCTAAAAAATTGATACTTGCCACTAAGAGAAGAAGGGCGATTGTTTCAATAGAAAAAGTAAAATCAAAAAAAGGCGAATGTATTCAAGTTAGTAATAAAGATGGTATTTACCTCGCAACAGAAGCGTTTATACCAACCCATAATAGCCAACAAGGCTCAATAGATTTTCCGGCATGGTATTTGGGTAGAAACCCAACCAAAGAGATTATTACCGCTTCTTATTCCGCAGACCTTGCTCAAGACTTCGGAGCAAAGACTAGAGAAAAGATGGATTCGGAGCAGTATAAACTTATTTTTCCCGAAGTACCTTTAAGAGAAGATGAACGAGCAAGGGGCAGGTGGAGAACAAAACAAGGCGGATCGTACATCTCGGTTGGAGTGGGTGGGGCCATTACTGGCAGAGGAACTAACGTTTTTCTAATTGATGATCCGATTAAAAACCGCGAGGAAGCTGAATCGCAAGTTTATCGAGATAAAACATGGGAATGGTTTACTTCAACGGCATATACTCGTCTAGAGCCCAAAGGAGTGGTTGTTTTAATACTTACGAGGTGGCATTTAGATGATTTGGCCGGAAGAATTTTAGCGAATAAGGACTTAGCCAAGAGAACTAAAGTTATTAAATTCACGGCGATTGACGAAAAGGGGGAGGCATTATGGCCGGAACGATATGACCTTAAAAATTTAGAAGAAACCAAGTTGGCTATCGGCCCCTACGACTGGGCGAGCTTATATCAAGGCAATCCGATTTTAACCGAAAATCAGGAATTTAAACCGGAGTGGATGAAGCGCATTTCTGAAAAGGAACTTGAAATGCGTTCAACTAATAAATATCTAACCATAGACACAGCTCTTTCTAAACGGGATCAAGCTGATTATTGCGGGTTTTGTGATAACGAAGTGGACAATGAGAATTTTTGGAATATAAGGGCGTGGCGGGCGAAACTCAATGCCGATGAGTTAGTGGACACGCTTTTTACCTTACAAGACAGAAGGAAATATGTTTCAATAGGGATAGAGAAGACGGCGTATTTAGACGGCCTAAGACCATTTTTAGACGCGGAGCAGAGAAAACGAGGTAAGTTTTTACCAATTATAGAGCTAAAACATGGGGGTGTTCAGAAGGAAATTCGCATAAGAAGCTTAATTCCTAGATATGCCGCAGGTTCGATCCGGCACGTTGAAGGTCAATGCGCGGCTTTGGAAGAAGAACAGTTTAACTTTCCGTTTGGGAAAAATGACGATGTTTTAGACGCTACGGCGTATCAGTCGCAAATGGCACAAGCTTTATTTTTCGAAGAAGATAACGACTTATCTAGAAAGACTAAGACACAAAGAGGAAGATAGTTTAAGGGTGGCCGCCGGGGCGCGTAACCTTTCGTAAAGAGTTTCGGTTACCACCCTTAAAAAGTTTTCCACAGTGTCTTTTTTCAAAGACGTATCATAATTAAGTTAAGAGAACTCTTTATTATTAAAAAACTTGAAACTCTTTCAGGTTATTTTTTATGGATGATGAAATAAAAGATAGTGAATGGATCAGCGCAAGAGAGGTAAACAGACCGAATCCGAAACCAAAGGAGCCTCCTAAAATTGATCCTTATGTTTCAAAAATAGTTGGTAAGCCAGTTTTAGTGAATGACCCGCGTTTGATTGCGGAGGTAAACAAGTGGAGGCAAGACTCTCACCCCGATAAATTTGATAATCACTTGCAAAATCCGGCAAAACAAGCCGATTTAAGGAGGATTTTTAATAAGGAATATCATTGATGTTTAAAGTTTTACTCGCGATAGGGGATAAGAATTACAAGGGCAAAGGGAAAACTGCCTTTGAAGCTCTTTCTGATCTTCCTCTAGATTTTACCCAAGTGAAGACTAAAGGGGTTATTACTATTTCCAAAGGCAAGAAAAAAGCCGAGAAGTTGTTTTATCTTCGTCCTTTAAGAATGTTATTTGCTAATCATTTACGGCGAAAAGGTTTTGCGTGGCAACTGGAAGCACTTTTAAACAAATGGAAACATAAAGACCATACAAAAGTCGGCAATGTGAATATGAAAATGAAACCGGCAATGGGTAAAATGCCCAAAGATATGCCTAAAAAACACATGATGTTTGACAAGGGCAAAAAAATGAAATGACAAAGGATATTTTTGATTTTGTTATTGAGCAGGAAGCGGGTTTTTCTAAGCCGATCAGTTTAGTGGATGGCTGGAATTGGAATTGGAAAACACATATTCGTCGCTCGCTTTTGTATAAGAACTCGCAATTTGAGGAAGCCAACGATGACCGGAAGGATCGTCCTTTTAAAAATATTGTGCGCCCGATTTTAAACGTGCAGTATCGCACTGAAGGTTTTGACGTGAAAGATATAGAACTTTATGTAAATGACGCCCAAAATTACCATAAGTCCTTTTTAACTAAGAAATTTCACGAAGACTGGGCTTTGGAAAACGAGATGGACACGTTTATTGATGAATTAGTGGAATCCTATGTTGATTACGGAGGCGCTTTGGTAAAAAACGTCGATGATGTGAGGCCAGAGGTTGTAAATCTCCAAACCATTGCTTTTTGCGACCAGACTAATTTTCTTTCCGGACCGTTTGCGATTAAGCATTATTTTTCTCCATCAGAATTAAGGAATATGGGAAAACAGGGTTGGGGTGAGAAGAGTAAAGGCGCGACGTTTGACCTTGAAACCTTAATTAAACTCTCCGAACCAAGAAAAACACAAGAAAAACAAAATGAACCAAGTACAACGCCGGGGAAATACATTGAGGTTTATGAAGTACACGGTTCATTTCCCGCTAACTGGTTAAGTTATGAAAACTACACCGAGGGCAAATATGAGTCGCAGATTCATATTGTCGCTTTTTACAAGAATCAAGCCGATGAACAAACTGGGGTTTGTCTTTTTAAAGTCAAAGAACCAAAACTGCCTTTTAAATTTTTAAAACGTGATCCGATCTTTGGTAGAGCATTAGGATTTGGTGGAGTCGAAGAGCTTTTTGATTCGCAGGTTTGGACGAACTCCTCCGAGATTTACATAATGGAAATGCTTAATCTTGCCTCTAAGACTTTATATAAAACTACTGATCCGGCGTTTAAGAACCGTAATAAAATAACTGATTTGGATAACGGCGAAATATTATCTGTATTAGAAGGACGAGATATTGGGCAGCTTGAAACTACTCCGAGGAATCTTCCTGTATTCGTAGACGCCGTAAATAGATGGGAGGAGCACGCCAGTAGAATGGGTGCTTCAAGCGAAGCTTTAATGGGACAAGCACCGACTGCTGGCACTCCGTTTAAACTTTTTGAGGCGCAGATTATAGAAGATAAAGGGCTTCATCGTTACCGACAAGGCAAGATCGCTGTATTTGTAGATGGAATTTATCGAGATTGGATTTTGCCTTATATCACGAGGGAAATAACTAAGGGTAAAAGTTTTCTTTCTGAACTCTCATCAGATGAATTACAAATGATCGCAGATAAAGTTTCCATGAATGAAGCTAATCGCCAAGCGGTGGAAAAGATATTAAACGGCGAGCTTATTTTTCCCGAAGAAATGGACATGGTGAAAGAGAAAACGCGCATGGAGTTTTTACAGGGCGGATCAAAAAGATTTATTGAGATATTTAAAGATGAAATGAAGGATATTCCATTAAAAGTTAAAACGAATATTGCTGGCAAGCAAAAAAATCTCGCTCTTTTGACTGATAAGGTAGTGAACGTTCTAAGACAATTCATAGCGACTCCGGAGATAAGACAAGACCCAGAAATGGTTAAGTTACTTAATACCATACTGGAAAGTTCGGGACTTTCTCCCATGATCTTCGGAGCCTCAAGACCTTCCCAACAGCAACAGCAAGGACAAGGAAGCACCGAGCCATTAAAAGCTTTAGCACAAGGAGCGAAAGCCCCGCAATTAAATGCTCAATGATTTAGAAAAAGACACTATACAGGTTTTACTTACAAACAGCATTCTCTTAGGGGTGGTTAAGAAAGTTTTTAACCAAGCGATTGAAGACAATAAGCCTCTAATAAGCCCGGTAGATGATGATCCCGTTTTAGGTCAGAAATATAGGGCATACGAAACAAGCAAGAGAATTTTAAATGCAGGATTTCAAGCAATGGAATCTTATCGGACAAGGCCGAAGCAGGAATTAAAGGAAAATAGAGCAAGATGAAAACCAAACAAGAACGCAAAGAGGAGCATATTGAAAAAGACAACATTGAAATCGAACGAGTTGTAGCGGAAATTGAAAGACTTACGGAGGACTACAACCGCAAAAAAGAGGCTTTAGAGGATAAATTAGAGGATAGCAAGTTCCGATTAGAAGCCATTAAGAAATTAAAGTGAAAGGTCGGTCAAAGTAAAATAAACATTATGAAAAATACATTAGCCATTATAGGAATAGTAGCGGTTATAGCGGGCATGTTCTTTGTTTTAAACAAACCAGCCCCAACCGCTTTAGGTGAATCAGTTATCAGAAAAGTTGATATTTTGGGAACAGGCACGAGTACGGCAGGATCATATAATTTTGTAGCTACCGCCGCGACAACCACGGTTACTTTCTTACCCGGAGGAGCTACGGATATTATTGACTTAGATATTTACCCAGAATCAGCTTCTTCCACGGCCCACGTCGGTATTCAAGTTTTGAAGTCGAATTTGGCGAGATGTCAGACATCAGGAGGCAATCTTCAAGATTGGGTTGACGCAATCGCCACAAACGCAGTTTCCGCCCACATTACTACGATTGCGCAAGCCACAAGCACGGTTGCATGGGCGCCTACTACACGACAAGCCGGCACGCATTACCGCTTAACCAATTTCAATTCCAACTGTGCCAAGCTCTTTATTGGCGGGCAATCAGTGAACTTATATATTCAGGCTACCCTTAAATCATTGAGCTTCTAAAATGCCAAAAAAGAAAAAAAAGAAAAAGGTCAAAATAACTTATTAACTTAACAACAATTATGAATCCAGCAATAAAATTAGGTTCTCTCAAGGACAAATTGCTTGAAAAAGACAAGAGAGAGCCGATCAAAATAGCAAAACCAAAAAAGGTTAAAAGGTCGGTGAAATTGGGAAAAAGTAAACGAAAATGAACAAAGAAAATTTAATTACAGTAGTGATGGCGGTAATTCTGTCTATCGGAGCAGTTACTTTTTTGCCGAGCAAAGACGCCGTTACGCCACCGCAGGATGAGAATGTGGGTGCGATTCCGGGTACAACAGTGGATAGCCAAGAATTTTCCATTGGCGGAGTCAGATATGCGTATATCAATAAGACTATGGCCGCGACGTCTTCGGCGGTCTGCGCGATTAAAAACCCGTTCGGATCAAATGCCGCTTTAATTCAATTCAGCGCGAATTTTACTGATACGCCGACAGCCGCGACCACTGTTACTGTTTCAACAAGCACTCAAAAAATGCTTGGGGCGACATCCAGTCCAGCCTTAGTTATTGATCGTGCGTTAGGAGCGAATACAACTGGCTTTATCTTGTGGCAACCAAACAGCAACGCTACTTCCTCGGATAGAACATGGACACGCCCACCGACAGACGGCACATCGCCTTTCTTCCTTCGTTCAACCGAATATGTGGGAGCGAAAGCGGCGACTTCATCGCCGGGAGCAGGCGACAACTATGCAGGCTCATGCTCGGCGGTATTTCAGAAGATTTAAGAAGTAAGAAATTGGTTCTCAAACCATTCAACATTGAACCTTTCTCACAAGGTAAAAGTGAATTAAAAGTTCTGATTCTTATTAAAAATCAATAACCATCTCATTATGGAAACTAATGAACACGAGGCAGATGAATTAGAGGGTATTCAAGAAATTGAAAATCCCGACGATTCAACTAACTGGCAAGAGGAACATAAAAAAGTTGTAGAGAAAGTTATCAAAGCCCGCGAACGCAATAAAATGATTCGCGAGGAAAAGAAAAAGATTGAAACTGACTTTAATACTTATAAAAATACTCATCCAGAGGTTCCGCCTCCATTGAAGGAACCGATAAAATCAAACGAACCGGACTACGCGCGATTAGCGTTTCTGGAACAAAGAGGCATTAATCACCCCGATGACATTAAAATAGTGGAAGATGAGGCGAGCCGCCTTAAACTCTCCTTAACTGATGTCTTGGGGATGGAGCACATTAAAGGCAGAATAACCACAAACAAAGAAGATCGCGAGGCTAAAGCGGGAATGCCTTCGGGCCGAGGGCGTGCCGGCGGGCATACCGCCAATGATGTGGATTATTACATTGCCAATCCCGACAAGCGGCCCGACAATCAGGAGCTTGCCGAGAAAGTGCTTGATGCCAAAATCAATTCGGAGAAACAAAATAAATTCTCCGACATGATGTTTACAGAATAGGTTCGACGTAAGAAGGCCGTTTGGTTGATTAACAGAAAAATTCAACTAAATTGGCAAATACAGTTGTATAAACATTATGTACAACTAAAATCCTCTCTGATCGGCTTGAAACCCCAATTATGGGCAACAAGGCGGAAGGCAACAGCCACCGTGAGAGACTAAGTGAGAGGACGCTGAAATGTATTACGCCAAAAAATAAATTTAGACTAATCCTCTAATTTACAGCGATGCGATAGTCCGAACACCAGCTATATATAAAACTGGTGAGATAAGCAGAAATGACTTATCTGTACATTGAAAAATAGTTGTACATATAATAGTTTGTTGGTATAATAGAATATATGACAATGCCAACAGATTCAAAATATACAGAGATTTATAGAAAACGTCTTAGTGAATCTTTGAAGGGTAAAAGAGCTTCTGAAGAAACTAAAAGAATACAATCCGAAGCTAAAATGAGTCCTAACAAATCTAAAAAAAGGGTTCATAAATATAGTTCAAAAGAATATCAAAGAAACAAAGAAAAATATCTTGAAAGACAAAGGCGTTATAGAGAAAATCCTGAAAAAAGAGCAGAATACCTTAGAAAACAAAGAGAACGAAGCAGGAGATGGTATCTGGAAAATAAAGAAAAGCGAATTGCTTATAATAAAAAATGGTGGAATAAGCGCGTTGCTTCTTTAGAAACAGAAGTTGGAAGAAAAAAACCAGACGAATGTGAGGTTTGCAAGAAAAAAGGAAGAATTTGTTTTGACCATGATCATAAAACAGGAAAATTCCGAGGATGGATATGTCATAGATGTAATTCTGTCTTAGGAATGATTGAAGATGACCAAAGTATTCTAAAAGCTCTCAACAACTATCTTGACAATGTTACATAACAATGGGATAATAAACACGACTACGTTACCAAACTTCGTCAACGCTTAAATAAGCCGACAAATTGGATGGACGTGATGAATGTCATTTACTCGGACGTGAGAACGCGGGTAAATTCGTACATTTCCACTGAACCTTCAGTTGTTTCGGGAACTCGCGGAACAGCTTACAACTACGAAGATTTTGTTCTGACAGCCGATACGCTGACTATTTCCACTTACAAGAATATCCCTATATTCATTGATGAAGCGGACAGACACCAGCAAGCTTATTTCGGTTCACCCGAAATAGCCGACTTTCAGGGCAAAAAAATCAACGAGAAAGTTGAAAGCGCAACCTTGGCCGAACACGCGAGCTGGAAGGATTTTGGACAGGGCGACTTGGACAATACTTCCGCTAACGACACGACCCAGATTACCGTTTCCGCTACCAACATTGACGACTTGGTAAGAGCCAACAAAAGAAAACTCTACGCGAACAACTGCGTGGACGCGGCCGTGGAAAACGGCGTTTTCTTCATTTGGCGTGCGGCTGACTACGAGTTTCTTGAGGCATTTGTACAGGCAAATGGCTTCAACGAAGCTGACGTTGCCCTTAAAAACGGCGTTCCGGTTGGAATGCGTTATTTGGGCGCGTACCACTATCTCTCGACTTCTCACACCGCGAATCACTTATTCGCGGGCGTAAGGAGAAAAGGCGATTTGGGCATTCTCCGCTCTACCTACGGCAAAGCTAAATTTATTGAAGACCCAGCTAAATTGTCTGGACTTGGAATCGTGTCCCGCGTGGACTACGGTTTTTCATGGCCGACATCAGGCGACCTTCAGTACCTTTACGCCGACATTAACGTAGCTTAACTTGTGATCTTACCCTTTCGGGGTAAGATTCGGGGCTTGCTAACGAGCCTCGAAATTTATCCCGAACATGAAAATTTGCATAGGCATTCCCACTAATAGACAATTCAGGCCGCAAACTGTTTTTTCATTGGCTAACATGATTGCTCATTCCAAACTGGATTATTTTATTACAATTCCAACGGAAGGATTCAACACCGCAGAGAATAGGAATTTTACAGTGGGCAAGGCTTTTCAGAATAATTGTACGCACATTCTTTTCTCGGATGATGACATGGCTTATGAGCCGGATAGTCTGGAAAAGCTCTTAGCTTACGACAAGGACATCATCGGAGGGCTTTATAATATCCGACGCTTACCTTCAACATTTGTTATTGAATACGGCGAAACCATTAAAAGTGATGAAGAAGCCAAATTAGCAGTCGAACCCTTTGAGTGCCAAGCGATAGGAACAGGATTTATGCTCGTGAAAACGGATGTTTTTAAAAAATTAACTTCGCCTTTCTTTGGCTACAAATGGAATGAGAACGGAAGCGTAAAAATGAGTACAGATTGGTTTTTTTGCGAGAAGGCCAGAGAGGCGGGATATAAAATTTGGTGCAATCCAACTTTAAAAATTTCACATATAGGAGATTATGCTTACTAAAACAACAATTGGAATACCGACTAATAGACAAGGCATGAGGCCGAAAATGGTTCAGTGTCTTTCCAATTTAATCAATCATGGTGGTTATGATTTCCATATTGTCATTGCGGAAGAAGGATATACTATCGCTGAAAATCGGAATTATTTGGCAGTGCAAGCCCTAAAAAACGGCTCGGATTATCTCTTAATGGCCGATGACGATATGATTTTTCCGCCGGATATTCTTGATACTTTAATGGCTGATAATAAAGATATTGTTGGAGTGGCTTATCATCCTCGCTCGGAAGCTGGCCAAATCATAAAATACATGGATGAAGTAACGGCTGTGGCAATCGAGGCGAGTGATGATCCGAAATACAAAAACACTTTTGAATGCCATGCCACTGGAACAGGAATAATTTTAATTAAGTGTGAGGTATTTAAAAAAGTTCCTCGCCCGTGGTTTATGTTTGAGTATCACGAAACAGGACAATGTAAGTTAGGAGAAGACTGGTATTTTTGCAGGGAAGCTAAAAAGGCCGGATATAAAATTTTCACAAATCCAACTATAAAGATTTTTCATATCGGCGAAAAGTTATATTAAATCTATGAAAAAAATATGCAAATATCTGACATAAACGCAGAAGCAAGACTTTTAACCGATACAGACACAACTTCATACACAGCCGCGAATCTTTTAAGGCGGATCAACGCCGCTTATGAAATTGTAATAGGCTGGATTATTAACGCCGACGGAACGTGGCAATTTGATGATTCCAACTATACTGACCAGCCGAGAGGAACTATAGATTTAGTGGAAGGTCAGCAGGCTTATACTTTCGCTTCTGATTACCTGCAAATCGAGATGATCGAGATTAAAACCGCGAATGGGGATTGGCAGAAAATTTCGCCGCTCGATCACAGTGAATTAGGGGGTGTTTCCCCGGATGAACATTACGGCCTTTCAAGCGGTAATCCGACAAAAAGCTTGCCTGAACATTATGACTTGTTCACCGATGACTCTTTCAGACTCTATCCCGCTCCGACTTCAGGAAGCGTAACCTTAACTGCCGGACTTCGAGTAACTTTCAAACGCACAGCTGACCTTTTTACATCCGCACAGGTAACCACAGGTACGAAAACGCCGGGCTTTGCCTCGCCTTATCACATTATCCTCTCCTACATGGCCGCAATTCCTTATTGCCAAAGTTATAAACCTAATAGAGTTCCATTATTCGAAAAGAAAGTTTTAGAACTAAAAGATGAGATTATTAAACACTATTCTCATCGGCAGAAAGATTGGCATCCCCGATTACAAACTAAAAGAAGATCATTCAGATGAGTTCAAGTGTAACCAACGAATCTAAAAATAACGCCGCAGTAACGAACGACGCCAAGCCCGGAGCAGACATGACTTGGGACCAAGCAGATTTCACTTGGGATGAAGCGGACAGGAGCACTTGGGATTTGCCGAGAAGCGCAGTTACCAAAGAAGCGAAGAATAGCACAACAGTTAGCAATGAATCAAAGACATGATTAAATTTTTAGCCACAATCTTATCAGCCATCATCACAGTTGCCGTAGTATATAATTACGTCCCGCTTAAATATTTTGAAATAGGACAATCAGAAAATTTAGGCTCGACTATAACAACCATACAAGCCACAGATACTCTCAAAAATTCCCGCACGACTATCAACGATAACTTTACAAATCTAAATACCGACAAACTCGAAGCTGGAAACGTTAATATTTTTACTGCTAGGCAGTACTTTGGAGCCAATGCCACCTCAACTATGTTTTCTTCGGTTCTCGCGTGGTTTGGGCAAACCGCCACTTCTTCTTTTTCATCAACAGGAGCTTTGACTTTGGCAACACCTTTAACCGCCGCGAACGGCGGAACTGGTTCGACCACCTTATCTTCCAATCAGGTTTTGCTTGGCAATGGCACGGGAATTTTAAAAACAGTTTCCGGCTGGGGAACATCGGGAATGTTTCTAACTTCAGGAGGCGCAGGAGCCGCGCCGACTTGGACATCTGCCGCAGTAGATCAAGCCGCAAACTACACATGGACAGGACGACACTCTTTTGGAGCTTCGACTTCAACACCGTGGGATTCGGCAAGCGTAACTATCGAAGCAAACGGAGCCGTGCCGTGGCTGGTTGTCGGAGACACCGGAACTTCAACCCCAATTTTGTATGGAAATGCCAAAGGCTGGTTAGGACTCGGAACAACCACTCCTTATGAGGTTCTTTCGGTAAATGGGACAACAACTATGACCGGACTCGTAATTCCTACCGGAGCGTCAGATGGGTACGTTTGGGCTTCCAATTCTACGGGATCAGGTTCATGGCAGGCCCCTAAAGCTCTTGGAATATGGGAATTTTCAGCCGCTTCCACTACACAACTCGCTGTAACGGACGATCTTAATAACAATACTGTCTGGGGTTATGATCTTGCCGCAAATTCTTTGGGAGCCAATGGCGCGCTTAATTGTAATTTTGGAGGATCATCAAATACTGCTGACGATGGGGCTATTCGATTTAATTTTGGTGGAACTAATGAAGCAACGCTAAGTATTACTTCTAGCAATGGATCATGGTTTATGAATGTTAAAGTTGCTAATCGCAATGATACATCCGCTCAAGTGATTACCGGTACTGGTTTTGAAGATAACACTTTTTTATCAAATTTTAATCAAACGGGAACTATAAATACCACTCTAGCCGCGAGAGTGTCTTTAAGTTTTGATAAATCCGCCGACGCCGACGCCGGAACTTATCGCCTAGAATATGCCCAATGCGACGTAATGCAAAGATAAATGGGAAAAATATTTGAACAGACCATAACAGACTTTGCAGGAGGAATGACGAACTCGATCCGTTCAAAGGATTTGCGTTTCTCACGCATAATTAAGCACTGCGACCCTTTGACTGCGAAAGGCAAGCTGATTCCCTTCCGTGATATGGCCACTGATTCTGTCGGAAACACGGAGAAGTTTTGTCAGTATTTAGTAGCTGTAAACGCCGCAGGAACAGCCCCGAATCAATACGCTTTAGGTGTAGTTTCGGGCCAGACTTACGCTAAGATTTTTCGTAATACATCAGGTTCAGGAGCGAGCTGGGTTGCGGCTACCACCGCAGAAGATTCTGTTGCCCGTAATGAAAACCTCTTTATTGAATACAAAGATGTGATCTATGGAGCAAATACATCTAACATCTGGTCTTACGCTATTTTAACCAACACGTTCACTTCAGCGGCGCAGGCTTTGACTTATACGAATATTGCTCAAGGCTTAGTTCATTCTAAAGACGACATTCTTTATATTCCCTATGACAACAAGATCGCGTCAAAAAACGGCGGAGGGGCATTTAATCTTACTGCTCTTACCCTACCAACAAATCAAATCATCACTGCGATTTGCGAATATGGAAACTACTTAGCAATCGCGGCTAAGCCTAAATACGCACCAGGAAAATCAATAGTTTATCTTTGGGATAGGGATTCTTCCTTAACCACTCTTTCGGAAAAAATTGATTTTGGTTCGGAAACTTTAGTCTTTCTCGAAGAACTGGACGGATACCTTATAGGAATTTCCAAAATGGGCGGTTCAGGAACAGACGGCGTGGATTATTTCGGCTGGATAGATGAATCAAGGGTTGTTTTTAAATTCGCCACTTCAGGAATGCTCGGAGCAAAGCCCTTTTTAAGAATTGATGCCACTTCAAGCGGAATACAAATTGCCGGAAAACAAAAAGCCAACAACCGCCTCTATTTTATGATGTCCATTCAGATCAACTCGGTTCAATATGATGGCGTGTGGGCTGTAGGCAGAAATGAAGACGGCCAGTATGCCCTTTACATGGACAGAGCCTTAAACAACGACACCGCGATTACTACGCCTGTTCTCAAAGGCTTCCTTTTATTTGGCGATTTCCTGTTTGTGGCTTACACGACCTCCGGAACTTACGTCGCTAATATCACGATCAACAGCGGCACTTACACTTCCGCGAGCGGAACGTATGAATCTTTAATTATTGGAGATGGCCGGCATAAATATAAACTTCATGCTATCGGGTGCATGACTCAACCCATGCCGACCGCAGGACAGATAATTTTAAAATATAAGGTTGATGCCGAAGCTTCTTTTACGACGATTTTTACCCATACGACAGACGATGCGATTTACCACGAGGCGATTAACGTTGAATCCTCCGGTGCCGAGCTTCCACAGTTCAGGGAACTTCAAATTCAGAGTTTAGGCACAGGTAAAGCAGTCTTGACAGGTCTATATTTAAAGTATGAACAGATTAATGACAATCCCACTGATTAAATGACTGAAGAACAAGTAAGACGAATTGTAAAAGACGAATTGCAAAGCTTGATTAAAACTGACCGCTTTGTGTTTGAAAAACTTATTCAGATAGCTGATGGAAGAAATATTCAACTCTCAGTTGGCACTGGAAACAAACTTGGCACAGCGGCAAATCAGAAGCTCGGACTATGGGGTGTAACACCAGTAGCTCAACAAGCCGACTTTGGAGCCATGACTGATGCTACCGGAGGATCAGCCGGCGATCAGGTTTCGGACGTAACCGCTTCTTTCAACCAAGCAAATTTGAATAATAGTTTAGCAAGTATAGCAAAGTCGATTAACGATATAAGGACGGTTTTAAGAAATATTGGAATAATGGCGTAATATGGCGGAAATTTTTAAAAATTCACAAGGTCAAGATGTTTATTTAAAAAACGGAGTTGAGGTTTCGGTTTCTACCGGACAGCCTCTTTCGACAGCTCCGATTACGTCAGAAACATTTCAAACAACGCCGACAATAGAGCCGCAAACCCCCAAAGACACCCCTGTTTACCCGGTTGCCGGATTAGATTCTCTTTCCGCGCCGCTTGAAATGACCCAGCCGGAACAACAAGCGCAGGATTTAACTTCTCGCTTGCAGTCTTTAAATGAGGCTTTAGTGGGTCAATCGCAATATCAAGCTGAACAGGAGCAAAAGTTTGGGATAGGGGAACTCCAAAAAACACAGAATGATCTTTCATCACAGTTAAAAGGACTTCAAAACGAAGCTCTCGCAATTCCAATTTCGATTCAACAAGATTTTCAAGGCCGAGGTGCTACTGCGGGAGGCGTTCAGCCCATTCAGACGGCACGATTAAGGGAAAATGCTATCAGAGCATTATCCGTTTCTTCGCTTTTAGAAGCCTCCAGAGGGAATCTTGCTCTTGCGATCCAGCAAGTAGATAGAGCTGTTAGCCAAAAGTTTGACCCAATTAAAGAACAGATTGCCGTTAAAATGGCAAACCTTGATTTGATACTAAAATCCCCAGCTTATTCGCTTGCGGATAAAAATAGAGCAGAAAGACAAAAAACAATTCAAGATAAAAAAGCACGAGATGTCGCAAGACAGGAAAGCAATTATCAAATTGCGCAAGCTATGGCTGCCGCCACAGTTAAACTGAACCCCAACGATCAAGCTGCCCTGATTGCCGCTCAGCGCGTCCAACAACTCGACGTAGCCGACTCTAATTATTTGATGAAAGTCTATGAACTCGTAGGGCGATACCAGACTGATCCAGCTAAAATTCAGCAAGATTTGCTTGATATGCAGTATAAAGCGGCCCAGATTGATGCGATTAATGCTGATACCTCGCTTACTCCTCTCAAGAAACAACAACTTATAACTCAAATCGAAGCTACTCGCACTACAACTCAACTTGCGGTGGCCAAATTTAACGAAGATATTAGACAATTCGATCTTGAATATGCCTTAAAACAAATCAAACAACAGGCCGATGTTAAAGCCGCCCAAATAGCCAGCCAAGGTGCTGATACTTTGAAAATTAACGCTCTTGCTACAGCCAGACAACTTTTGACCGATTTCACGAATGGCAAAGGAACCTCCGCAGTCGGAGGGAATATCCAGAATCGTCTGGGAGTTATCGGCGACTGGGTAGGCAAAGGAACGGGGCGAGCGGACTTTATAGTGAACTTTAATAATTTGAAATCCCTTCTTTCTCTCGATAACGTGAAATATTTGAAAGGACAGGGGCAGGTTTCAGACGCAGAACGAAGATTACTTGAAGAAGCCTCGGCTAAGTTAGATCGTAGTCAATCAGAAACGGAATTTAAATCTGCGCTTGGGGATATTGTGGAAGCGTTGAGCGGTGGGACTTTTGGAGATACGCAAATAGTGAATGGGGTAACTTATAAGAAAGCGGCCGACGGGCTTTATTATCCTCAATGATATGGCAAAGGGATTAACACTCGAACAACTGCAAGCAATGGGTGCGAAGCCGGCAACTGGTGGGTTGACTTTGGAACAGATTAAAGAGAGGCAAACTCCAACAGCGCAGCCTAATCTCGCACAGCGCATTTGGGGTGATTTAGCACAACGTGGAGTAAATGTTGCAAGTGAAATCACCAACACGAACCAAAATCCACTTGTAAGTGGGGTCAAGGCTACCGCTCAAATGTTCGGGGGAATTGGGGACACGCTAACCAATGTGGTAAAGGCAACTCCAGTAGTCGGTAACGTCTATAATGTAGCTGAAAGTCTTATACAAAAAGGTTTTGGTTCTGTTGTTGATAAAGTTTCAAATACCAAGCTGTTTCAGGAAGCGGCTCAAAATCCAGAAGGTACAGCAAAAATAGAACAATTTTTAGAGGCCCTTCAAGGTGGAGGTGAAATTGCCGGAAATATTTTAACAGCAGAGGGGGTAAGGGTGGGGGCAGTAAAGACCGGCGATTTAACTAAACAGGGACTCCAAACCGGAAAGGAGCTTTCCCAATATCTCACCACAAAATCTGAAGCACAAATTCAAAAGTCTATACTCACCAATTTTGAAAAAGGAGTTAAACCTATTCTTCCGGGCAAAGATTCACCGACAAAACTCGCTAAATATCGCAAGGATATACTTCAGGGTGTTGAATCTATTAAGAAAAACAAAGGTAATCTTAATTTTGCGGATGATGTTGAGGGGTCAATTTCAGGCCAGACTCCACAAACTCTTCAACAATTTAGTGAAGCAATTGAGCAAACTAAAAAGAGTATTTTTCGTCAGTATGATGATCTAGCAAAAGCCGCAAAAGAAGGAGGAATCAAAGTTGACATGGCCCCAATTGCGGATGAGCTCGATTTAGTCATCAAAAATAAAGCCCTCTCTATTACAAATCCGCATGCTGTCAAATATGCGAAGACTTTAAAAACTCGCCTTAGCGATGTTGGGCAGCTAGACGCGACCACTGTGCAAGAAGTTATACAGAATTATAACAATTCTCTTGAGGCTTTTTACAAAAATCCTACATATGACACAGCTTCACAGGCCGCGATTGATTCAATGATTGCAAATCGGATGAGGACGGCGCTTGATGACGGCATTTCAGGTATTACCGGCACTCGATACAGTGCGCTCAAATCACAGTATGGCTCATTAAAAGCTATTGAACGTGATGTTATCAAAGCATCTCTCCGCGATGCCCGCCGAAACATCAAAGGTCTTATCGACTTCACTGACATTTTTTCGGGAGGACAGGTTGTAAATGGTATTTTGACGTTAAACCCCGGCCAAGTCGCGTCCGGTCTTGTTCAGAAAGGATTGGCTGAACTCTATAAGTTCAAGAACAATCCCAATCGCGCAATTCAGAAACTGTTTAATCTCTCTGAAGAATTAGATGTGCCACGACCCTCTAACCCTTTTACTGGCGTAAATTCACAGGCTGGTTTTGTTAAATTTGACATTGGTAAAGCTAAGAAACTCGAAGATGAGTTTCAGGGCCTCAACGATACATTAAAACAAGAAGCGCCAACAATGAGTGGTGGTAATTGGGAGCAATATGGCAAAACCGCGCAACAGGTTCTTACTGCACAGCGTAATGAGGTTTACCCCCAACTTACAAAACTTCTTGAGGGAATCAAAAAAGGAACTTTTGATATTAAAAAATTACAGTTACTATCGGATGCTGAAAATGAAATCTCTGAAATAGTAAAAACGCTCGGCAAAAAACTTGATCCAGATGCTATCAGGAGAGCTTACGAATTATTAGAACTTACAAGTTGATCCGCTCTAGGTACCTCCAACAAATTATGGCTATAAGCCCTAAAGCAAACCCGCCTAAAATTATCATATACACATCCTACCATGAATGAAACAAAACTCAAAAACAAGAAAGTCTTAGCGATCTTCGACAACGAAGATGCTGTTAGCTATGCCGAATTCGTGAAGTCTTTTGAGAATGTCGTAAAGCATATTCTAAAACTCGAAAAAGACCTTCTCGAACGCGATAATAAGAAAATGGAAACCCTTGAAGCTCATTACATGGAAACAATCAAGATGTTGAAAGAAGCGAAGGCAGGTGATGTCGAGCAGATGAAAGCGGAAATGATGAAAATAATCAAGAATATGGTTTCCGAACACGAAAAGAAAATGCAGATGATGGATAAAAAGATGATGGAGCTTCACGATGGCAAGGATGCTGATGAAGAAATGATTGTCGGAAAAGTTCTTGCACAAATCCCTGAACAAAAAGAAGTTATTTTAGATAATGCCGAGCAAGTAAGAAACAAACTCGAAACCTTGAAAGATGATGAGCGTTTAAACTTATCCGCAATCAAAGGATTGCAAGATGAGATACAATTATTAAAAGAGGAGATCGCAAAAGCTCCCAAAGGACAGCGATTAGGCATGAAAAAGATTACTAGCGTTAGATCGGTTGATTTAAGCTCGCAAGTTAATGGAGTGGCGACAACCTTTACCCTTCCGCACGATACTTTAAAAGTTCTTATGGTGATGAGCACACAGTTTCCGATTCTTTACAGAGATGGATCGGATTTCACATTTGCAGGACGAACTCTTACCCTTACCCCTGTTGTCGAAACAGGGCAATCTTTGGCCGTATTAATTGAAACCGCTTTCTATGCGTAAGATAAACAAAATATTTTTTGGGACATTACTAGGAGCTACTTTTCTTTTTGCTGGGATAGCCTTAGCCGCCCCGCATTTTCGCATTGAAGGAACTCTAATTCCCGTTGATTCAATTCGTGAAGTTGGAACTTCTACCCGCCCGTGGTTTAGAATGTTTACTAATTCTCTCGCTATTACAGGAATCACAGGCTCAACTCAATGCTTGCACGTTGATACAAACGGATTGGTTACAGGAACGGGTTCAGACTGTGGAACCGGAGCAGGAGGAGTCTTCCCATTTACCCCTTCCGCCGCAGGCAACTCAACCTCAACCACTCTTATTTTCGGAAACGGTTTTGTTTCTTCGGGAGCTTCTTCGACTATCTCCGACTTGCTACATTTGGACGGCTCAGTGAATGCGTCTTCGACTTTTCACGTTACAGGCAATTCATCCTTTGGAACTATTCTAGCGGGAATCTGGAATGGCACCGCTATTGGTGATGCCTATTTAACCAAATCCGGCAACTGGACTGGCACTTTCGATGGACAGGAAGGTACTTACTATCTTGACCGCGCCAACCACACCGGAACACAAGGAGCTTCTACTATTTCCGCAGGAACATTTGGAGTGGGGCTTTTCAATTTTCCCGGCAGTTTGAACGCTTCCACAACCTTGCACGCCACCGGCAACGTAAACTTCGGAGCAGGAATTTTCGGAGCGAACATTGCAGACTGCACCAATCCCACTACCGGGAAGATTCTTTATAATGCCTCTACGGGAGTTTTCTCCTGCGGAGCTGACCAAGATTCAGGGGTTCCTGTTGCCACTTCGACCTTTCATTATTTTGATGTTGAACGCCTTTTAGCAAAATCTCTTTCGGCCACCTCTACCGATCTGACTTTAAGGACTTTTGGGACTGGAAAAGTAATCAGAGCAAACCAATCTTTTAACGCATCCTCGACACTCCACGCCACAGGAAATGCTTTATTTGGAGCTTCAGTAGGTATAGCCACAGGAACACCCGCTAATACGCTTTCAGTTGTTGGACAAGGCTATATCACCGGAGGACTTGGAATTGGAGTATCTACGACGACGAGCGGAGGAGATTTGGAAGTTTCTGGCCATTCTTGGTTTTCAAAACTCGTAACCGCAGTTTCAGGATTTATTGTAAATACTCTCTTTAGACTTCCTTCAAACGGCACCCTCGCAACCGCAGGGGATATGACCCTCGACACGACCACAAACCAGCTTCAGTACCACGACGGAACAAACATCCACGTAGCCATAGATGAATTTGACCGGACTTTGATTGTTGCCTCGACCACTCCTGATTTGAATTACAAAATGTTTAAGACAGGAACGACCACCTTTAAGGCGTGGCAACCTTACAGGGCTATGACTTTAGATAGGTTTTATTGTGATATTACGAGGGGCACTCATCTCTTTGTCAGATTCGGCGACGGCACGGCTTCAACCACATACGCAAACTGCACACCTTCAGGGGTGGAGGCTTCTTCGCTTACGAACAACACCTTCATTTCCCGTGAGGCGATTTACGTTGAAGTTGGCGGCTCGATTGGAAGTGCTGACGGAGTAACTATTACGAGCACGTGGAAAGAAACTTCGGATTGATGAAAAAATACCTTTTATCTTTACTCATAGGAGGAACTACCTTAGGAGCCGGAGCCGTTATTGTTGATAATCAAATTAATCCTTTTATTGAATCTCCGCTTGAATACTCGATTACAAAACAATCCACAATCGAAGCCGGAGGGGATGTAAGGATTGAACTTAATAAAAAACGACCTGAAGCCCGCATGGAAAAATGGAACGGACAAGCCGGAATGACGGTTCGTTATCTCGGCCTTGCTTCCACTACTCCAGGAGCAAGACCCTTGCTTTCTAAAAACGTTTACTGGGGAGCAGGTAAGGAAATTATGGAAGTTGTGCCACTTGACGCTTCCGCAGAAATGGAAGATGGGGGAATGGAGATAAACATTTTACTTTCCGAAAAACCCTTAAAGAATACTTTTGATTTTGCGATTGAAGGAGCGGACAACTTAGATTTTTTTTATCAACCCGCACTTACCCAACAGGAAATAGATGAAGGGGCCTCAAGGCCTGACAACGTTATCGGTTCATACGCTGTCTATCACAAATTCTTGGCTAACCATCAGCAGGGTTTAACGAACTACGCCACCGGCAAGGCGTATCATATTTACCGACCAAAAGTCATTGATGCAAATGGAGTAGAGGAGTGGGCTGATTTGAGTATAGAGAAAAGAATTAAACAGGTTCTCTCTGATTTTGATGGTATTCCACGGTTAGTAGATGTTGAATACTCTGTTTTAGTTGTAACTGTCCCGCAGAAGTTTCTTGATGATGCGGTGTACCCAGTGAAAGTTGACCCGACGTTTGGGTATACTTCAAATGGTGCATCTGAACTAGGGTATTTATGCTTAGAAAATGGAATATCCGACACAACTAGAACAATAGGCAGAGCTTATCCGGCTCCTGAAACAGGCACAGTTACCTCTGTTTCTATCTATGTTAATCTTGCAGCATCTACTGAAAATATTGATATAGTTGGTGCCATCTACCAAGAAGATAGTGGAGGTGCTGGAACTCATGCACTAATAAATCTCGGAGAGATTCTTGACCAAGCTTTCACCACAACGAAAACTTGGTACTCAATAACACTATCAGCATCAATAATATCCGCTACAAAATATATAATCGCCGGTATCTGTAATGCTAGTGATATTGTAGGAACAAATAATAAATTAAATATGTACTATGACTCTGGTGGTACTGCAAAAAAACGCTATCTTGAAGCATCTATAGGTTCCTCTGGATATTCAACACGAAAGGATGAGGACCCCTGGACTCAAACAGCTAGCAACGACACTCTCCAAATATCCATCTACGCCACCTACACCGCGTCGGCAGGAGCCACCCCGCAAAAGACCATTCCCTTACTAGAATTTAATTGAAATGACCAAAGAACCCTACACCAAAATTAAAGGCCAAATTTCAATCCCAATTGCCGTTTTCCTAGCTGGGATTACTATGATTGGTTCAATCATCAGTGCTTACTACATCCCGCAGACAAAGATAAGCGTAATTGAAGAAAGAGAATCCAACCATTATGAGGAAGTACAAAAACGTCTGGAAACGATGGATAAAAAATTAGATCGTTTACTGGAGGCGAATATAGTTAAAACAATAAAATGAAAAATTTTGGCTATAATCACGATAAGGAAATAGCTGACCGCAAAGAAACGGATTATTTATTTGGGGCTTCTTCTCCGAAATGCATTGCGGAGATTCCCAGAGAGCAAAGACGAATTTGCTTGCCTCAAGGTGAAATCCAGCATTTAGGGGATGAGAAAAGAGACTGTTCGCCCCGCGCTGATCTAAATGACCTAGAATCAAAATTCAACTATCTATTTCGCAACGATTTACTTCCTATCGAGCTTCAGCACTGGCTCCTAGATAACGGCTATGCCGGAAAAATGGGGATTGAGTTCTCGGACAGGTTAATTGCAATTCTTTCCGGCACTGACCCCTTAAGCGGAAACTCTTTAATCGCCCCTCTGCAAGCGATCCACGAACACGGCCTTATTCCTAAAAAGATGTTTCCTCAAGTGGAAGACTCAATAGAATACTACGACCCGAATACTCTCACCGACGAAATGACCGACTTGGGCAAAGAGTTTTTAAAGCGCTTCAAGATTAATTATGAGCGAGTCTATGAAAAATCCTTTGACGAATGGCTCGAAAGGGACGTACTCATTGTTGCCGGTTACGCTTGGGAAGAAGAAGTAAACGGAGAAATTCCTCGATCCGAAAACGATCCGAACCACGCTTTTCTGGCCTTTGATAAGCCTAAGACTTATATATTTGATAATTACAAAAATTCGCAAGGCGACTTTATAAAGAAGCTCGCCGCAGACTATGACTTTCTCGGATATGGCTATCGCTTAATTATTTCACTTCCAGCAAGAAAGGATAAAACCTTAAGAAAGGATAAAACCTTTATTGAGAAGCTAAGAGAATGGATCGAGGAATTTGGTCATTATTACATTAATCGTTACGAAATATGAAAATTCTTATAATCTCAAATGGACGCTGGGCATCGATTACCGAGAAGATTTCTAAAATTGAAGAGTTTTTTAGTCCCATAGTTGATCTTAAAATAGATTTAAAATTCACCGACTTTAGAGCCGTTCCTTTCGTTAAACGAACCGCCATCGGGAAAGACCTTAAAGTTTTTGAAGCCACAATAATTGATTCTGATTGGTTTGATAAAAATCTGATCCCTCTCGGTGCTTTTTATGACGCGATTTTGTTTCAGACCGAGGGAAATCCAAGTCCTACTATGAGCGGAGCCCGAACAGATAATAACAACGGCCCCATAAAATTAGAGGTATACTCAAAGGAGTACGATAGAGTTTACCAAAATGGAAAGGATATGGGTGATGCGTTTGTAAAATGGAGTTGCCATGAAATTTGCCACATGCTCGCCATGATGGCTTATCAAAATGAACCAAATAAATAAAACATGCCCAAGGGAATTAAAGAAGTAAAAATTGATAAAACCGGAATGGATATACGATTAATTCAAACCAAATTATTACCATTAAATATAATTCAATATGCTAACTGAAGAACAAAAAGAACACATCAGGAATAAATTTGATTCTACTCATTATTGGGATTACGAGCGGAATGATCTTTTTAAAGCCGCAGAAGAATTTGCGTTTGTTCTTGCCCAAACCGATAGGCGCAAATCAAACTATCAAAGACTTTACCGCGTAGCGCTCTGGTTTAAAAGATTCATTACTCCCTTTTTAAAGCCGGTGGAGTACAAGCCGGTTGATCCGATTCCAGTACCAAAACCCGAACCGCCAAAAATATTTGAAACAATCCAAGAAATGGTTTTGCGAGTGTGCAAGGAAGAAGGACTGAACCAAGCAATGACCGACCGCCTCTACAAAACTGTTGAAATGGAAAGTCGCTTTATACCTAACGCAGAAAATTTAAATAAGGATGGAACAAGGGATTGTGGCATCGCCCAATTGAATGAGAAGTGGTACTTAATCCCCAACAAAATGAGTTGCCAAGATGCTAAAATTAATCCAGAGCGATGTATAAAAATTATGGCAAAAGCTTTTAAAAATGGCCGTGCTAAAGATTGGATTGCTTATCGCAAACTTTATGGAGCGTAATGAAAAAGGACAATTTATTAAGGGGGGTACATTTACTCATTCGGGATTAACTAAGAAATTAATTTCTGAAAAATTGAGATTGGCGCACGCTAGAAATAATAAGTGGGGTGGCCTTTTTGCTAAAGGACATCCTGACTATGTACAACCTGAAGCGAGGAGAGAAGCTGGTAAAAAGATAAGCAACGTGCAGCGTGGTAGGACTTATTCTCTCGCGTCAAAGCAAAAAATGAGCATTGCTCACAAAGGTAAAAAAATGTCGCTGGAACTTCGACAGAAGTTGAGTGTTCGTAATAGTGGTAGCAATCATCCTAATTGGAAAGGAGGAATAACACCTATCAATGGCAAAATAAGGCGCTCGTTGGAATATCGAATGTGGCGTGACGCCGTTTTTAAGCGCGACGAGTACACTTGTCAATGGTGTAAGAAAAAAGGCGTGTATTTAAATGCTGATCATATTAAGATGTTTGCCATGTATCCCGAACTTCGTTTTGAAATAAATAACGGTCGGTCGCTTTGCGAGGATTGTCATGATTGGAAAACCAAAATGGATATGATGGTTTTTGGTGGCGATAATCAATATAAAAAAAGGCAAACCATTGAATTAAATGTTATTTAATGGCCGTGCGTAATACACACCCCTCTTTGCTTAACGGCGGTATAATTAAATTAGGTTTATTGGCCAAAAATCAAATATGTCCACAACAATTATAGGCAACTACATTCAGATCATTTCCCACGTTCTTACGTTTCTCGGCTTTCGCCGGATTTCGCCGGAAGAAGGAATTGCCCTTGAACTCGTAGTCGGCCTTATCGGTGAAGTTGTCGGGTTTGTAATGACTCAATACGGCAGACTTCGCCACGGAGATTTAAACATCTTCGGATTCCGTAAAGCAATCAATTAAGAAAAAATTTATATTCGCACTAGCGACAGCTGAATTTTTATTTAGTTATGGAACTGCCCTCGCTAAAGGCGACATCTTGTTTCAAGAATTTCAAGTTGGCGGCCAACCCGTTCTATCGGAAATAAAGATTGAATCCCTTGAACACTCCAAAGAAAGGCCAAAATATGTTTGGCGTTATTTCCTATTAGCTCCGGGTGAATATTACCTCTCCCAAGTCTTGACTGAAGCTCTCTTTTGGAAGCCTAAAGAAGTGAAGGCTGATCAGCTCTCGATACCGGAAGCTGTAAAAAATTACGCTTCAGCCGTCATAAATACATATCAGCTCAATCCCGAGATGTATCATTTTGTGGTTTCGGGAGAGTCTGGATACAACCCTAATGCTGTGGGCGACAATGGGAAAGCGCGTAACGTCATGCAGTATTGGGAGAAAACTTTTTTGCGTCATCGAGAAAGGGCTGGGATGTTAGAGGCTAAGTATAACGATTGGCGCAGTCAATTAAACGTGTCAGCGTGGATTTTTAAAAATGGCACCGAGCAGGAAAGGAGAGAATGGACTTGTTATCGTCGTTTCGTCGCCGGGTGGAAAACTTGTCAAAAATTTTAATACGCGGGGTTTCGACCCGACCCCGCAGGAGTCCGAATAAGGCTCCAGTAAATTAACTAATTAGCCTTCCGATATGGAAGGCTTTTAGTTTTCCACTTTTCCACAAGATATATTTCTATAAAGTTTTAAAATTAAATAAGAACTCTTACACCTGCTGGCGACGGACAAGTTTGTTTTTCATAGTTTTTTGATTTCTTGTCCCCTCGACCTTGTCGCCGGCGGGTTTGAGAGCTTTAAGAAGGGTAGCCAGCCCCCAATGTAGCACATGTGTATCAGAAAGGGCGGGCTATCATTCTGAGAGTTCTTAAAAAGAGAGGAGGACGAACCAATGGATGAAATAACTATTTTGATATATCTCATCGGCGTAATATCGGGGCTCATCTTGTTTGGAGGCGACCTATGAGCAAAAGAAATAAGAAGTTTCTGACTCGCCATCACATCAAGAACAAGACCTACGGAGGAAACGGGGATGTCTGGAACATTCTCCGGCTCCGGCGAGATAGGCACGATGTCTGGCATCTGCTCTTTCGTAACCTCGACTTAGAGGGTGCAATCAGACTGCTGGAACGGGTCAATCGGATCAAGTCCGAACAGAGGAGGCGTGAATGGAATCTCTAAAAGACTGGTTTGAATGGTACTGGGTGGAAATAAAAGTGCGTTACGAAAGCTGGAAAAGTCGAAGGAGAAAACGCCATGTCGCGCGCAGATAGAAAGTGCCAGTGGTGCGGACATACGGTTTGTCCTTCTTGTTTGGACTACGCTCCGTATGATTGGATTCGGTGTTGCGAGTGCAACCGTTGCATCGGGAAAGGAGATGCAGATGGCCTACACCCACTTTCTGAAATACATCGCGGACGTTCTCATTCACACGAGGACGGAAGCTAAGTCAGACGGCTGGAAGATGGTTTCAGACCACGGAGTGGTAACGCTCCAATGCCAGAAGTGCAACGCTTCTCTGAAACTCACCCTTCAAAGCAAAGATGAAGCCATCCTGCACCGGAAGCTTTGCATAGACGCAAACAAGAAAAGACGAATCCGCCCCGCCGAAACCGTCAGCCGATGGTTCGAACTCCGCTAATAGACCTGCCAAAAGAAGGTGCGCTTTCCTCATGTGGAATCAACGCACCTTCGCCATTTATGCCCTACGGGGCTTTTTTGTTTTCCACTTTACAAATACTGAATCATCATTGAACATAGAAGATATGCCAAAACTTGGTAAAACCAAATCTCTTAAAAGGGAGCTCCTTATAAAGGAAGTAAAGAGGCTTAGAAAACAAGGCTTAACTATAGAAGAAATCCGGCTCGCTCTTGACAGAAGCGCGGGCTGGGTTTGTGGTGTTCTCAAATAGAGTTTATCCACAGTTTCATAGTTGAACGATAACTGAACGTTGAGTTATCATTAACTCATGAGGGTGAGGGTTGCTTAATACCTCAACTGCGTACAAGGGCGCATGGATTAAGACTCCACAGTAAGACGTTCGATAGCGCAGGCTCTCTAAAAAAAGATTCCGCTTCGTGGGGAAACGGAAGCAGAATCTCAAAGGTCGAGGAAAAACTAAACAAAAAAACTATTATGCGTTGGTATGAAAATGGGAAATATATGGGCCAATTTTCCTTAAAAGAAAATTCCCCAAAGAGAAAGTACAAACACACTTGGGAGTATAGAAAAAATAAATACGTCAGGCCGTTCGTTCTTAAAGTCATCGTTCCCGCCGCAATCTTATTCGCTATCGGAGCGATCATCGCTCCGGCCGCCATAAAACGCGACAAAGAAGCTTATGAAGCGTACACAGTAAGAGAAGCCGAGGCGAACATTGAAATTGTTGATGAGAGTCCGGCGGCAGTCTTGGGAAGAATTGCGGAAGCGGAAAGTTGGAACAGCCATTATTGCACGGAAAAAATAGTTAAACTAGGCGGATGTCCAAAAGGAGCAATTGGGCAAGTGTTAGTAAACAAAACTCTTGATGTCGGTCGCTACGCTATTAATTTAACCTACAACGGAAAATGGTGTGCGGATCGAGGCTATGACATCTTTAAAGAAAAGGATAATGAGGAATGTGCTAAAGAATTATTTAACGAAAGAGGGAGCACCCCTTGGGATGCCAGCAGGAATAAGTGGAATAAATAACATGGAACTCAAACAAAGACTCTTAGCCGAGTATTACAAAAAAGACTGTCCCGACTTAAAAGCAATCACCGAAAACGGAGAATATATAATTAAGCTCGGAGATCTCGAAGTATTGAGATACTCCGACCGGACTACGGGAATGCTCGCGAGTTGGTACATCCAAGAGAAAGTCCAACAGGAGGGATATAAACCAGTCGTACATTATCAGGAATAACCCTTGCGTCGAGCAATCTGTCGTAGATTAAGGCCCAAGGTCACTCACTCGCAAGGGGAGTTTCTACGACAGATTTCTCCAATTATTTCTAACAACATGAACATGCCTAACCAAGCCATTCAGGCTCCTATCGGTACAAAGGAAATTGAAGTTTATAAAAAAGAAATTACCAAAGCTGAGAAATTCAGCTTATCTCTCGAAGTCAAGACGCAGGAGGATTATGAAACAGCTCTTGCCGAGGGAAAGGATATAAAAACCAAGCTCGACACAATTACCCGTCGAAAAGAAGAAATAACGAAGCCCCTCAATGCCGCCTTAAAAAGCGCGCGCGATCTCTTCAAGCCCTTGGAATCAGCCGGCGAAACCGCTCTCGCAACGATCAAGCGTAAAATGCTCGACTATACGAACGAGCAGGAACGCAAAGCAAATGAGGCCAAGCTTAAATTGGCTGAGCGCGTCGAGCGCGGGACCATGAAAGCGGAGACCGCCGTCCGCAAGATTGAGGCAATCCAAGAGCCTCAAACCACAGTCAAAACCGATCAGGGTAAAGCCACCACGAAAACCGTGAAGAAATACCGAGTCACCGATAAATCGCTTATCCCATATGTTTTCATGGAGCCCAATATGACAGCCATTAAACAATCATTTAAAGACGGGCAACCCGTACCCGGAGTCGAGGAATACGAGGAAAAGGAATTATCACTTTACAATTAACCTATGGCGAATCCAAAACGGCAACTCATCGTTTCTACTCCGGTGTCTCTGATGACACCGGTAGTGATGAAACAGCAGTTAGAGGTTGAGAGTCAAAAACGTAAGCTACTCACTGAATATATCAACCGGCACATGAAGAAGGGCATTGATTATGGACAGATTGAAATCGTGAGCAAGCGGACTGGGAAAACCTACGTTTCAAAGCCCACGCTTTTTAAGCCAGGTGCGGAGAAATTTTGCTCCTTGTTCCGTATCCGGGCTGAGTATTCCAAGGATGATGAAACTTGGGAAATGTTAGGACGAGAATCTAAATACATTTGCTATATATGCCGCCTCTATAACGGCGAGATACTTGTCGGCGAGGGGCGAGGTGTCTGTACGGTCGCGGAGAAAGACGGGTCGGCAAATAACGCCGTGAAGATAGCCAAGAAGCGCGCCAAGTTGGATGCGGTTTTAGAAACCGGAGGATTGTCTGAATTTTTTACTCAGGACCTAGAGGACGAAATCGATCCAATGCCAGCTCGTAAGAAGACTCAAAACGTCTTTCAGGAAGCCGAACGAATGATCACTGCCTCAAAATTGATTGATAATCTGCTTACCATTGGCGACCGCATTATCGCTTCTGAAAAATTTACGCCCGACCAAAAGGGGAAATTACAGGCCAAAATAACTGCCCGCCTTGATGAACTCGAAGCCGAGGCCAAAGCAAAATAGCTTTCTCCCCCGAGGTTATTTATCCGCCACTCAAATCATTCTCGTTAATCGAAATCCCGAGGAGTACGTTCGCCGGTATATCTACGGCGAGGAGAGTCGAACGTCCGAGTACATGGAGCTAGGAAAGCTTGTGGCCGACGTGTTCGACGGCAAGCGCACAGATCCCGCCGCCGAAGCCATTAAAGAGTTTATCCCTAAATACAAGAAGCGGGAGCATGGGATTTCATGCCAGCTGAAGCAAAGTGGCGAGGCATTTATCCTGAAAGGGGTTCTCGACGGGTACAACCCCAAAACCTCAGTCCAAGGCGAATATAAAACAAGCACAAAGAGGTGGACGCCAAGACAGGTCTATACGAATCTTCAACTCAGGATCTATGCCCTAATTCATTATAAAAATACCGGCGCCATCCCCCAGCAAGAATTGACCTGGATAGGAACCAAATTTGAAGATGGCGAACTCATCTTGTCCGGGGAGTTCGAAACTCACAGCGTCCAATACACTTTAAAAGAAATGCTCGAAACGGAAGCGGAAACGTGGAGGGCATTTAAAAAGATTATCAGCTTAGTAAAACACGAATATGACAAGATTTAACGTGGTCACCAAGAAAACCTATCAAGGAAAAGACGGTGAAAAAGCCCAGTGGCTCAATGTCGGGTCTCTGATTAGATTTCCGGCCACGGGAGAAAAAGACGAAAGTTTTATCTTGGAACTAAATATGTTCCCGAGCACTAAATTTTACGTCTTTGAGCAGAAGAAAAAGGCTGTAAAACAGGAAAGGTTGGATGATGAGCCGCCGATAGACGATATTCCTTTCTAACATGCAACAGACGAGTATTAAAACTTATCACGACGAAATCCTGCCTACGCTCGGAGCGAGGCAGGAAGCCGTCTTAAAACAGTTTGCAGATACAGATCATGGCTTTACCAATTCCGAGCTTGCTATGAGGCTAGGGTGGCCTATCAACACGGTTACGCCGCGAGTCTATGAGCTAAGACGACTAAAAGTTTTAGAAGAATGTTGCAAACGAGCGTGTCGGGTAACCGGTCGCAGGGTGATTTGTTGGAAAATTAAATTACCGGAGCCGGAACAGCTCACGCTAAATGCACTGGGGTAAAGTAAAGCTCCGCTATACCGACACTCTTTTCTCAAAATACCTTCGAAAAAAAAGAGGTTACTTCTGCGAGAAATGCAGAAGGTTCTATCCCAAAGGCCACGGCCTCACCCTCTCCCATTTCTGGATTCGATCTAAAGAATCCGTAAGATTTGATGACGAAAATTGTGATATTCTTTGCATTCCCTGTCATCAATATTTCGAGGAACATAAGACCGAATACACGGAATGGAAGAAAGAAAGAATGGGCGAGAAGATGTTTAACCTCCTAATGCTCCGAGCGCACCGGCCCGGAAAGAGAGATGACGCGATCACACTTATTTGGCTTAAACAATTAATCAATGAATCTTAAAGAACCAATCAAATTTCAGACCACCTTTGAGAAAGGAATTTTAAAGCTCACCGATTACAGTATATTTATGCTTTCTAGGTATGAACCTTCTAAAGTGTGGGTTACAGTCGAGCCGGTCAAGAGCCACCGGAGTACGAATCAAAACGCTTACTATTGGGCCGTGGTCATCCCCTTATTTTGCGAGAAGACCGGCTACGCTCCTGCGGCCATGGACAGAGTCTTTGAACAAGAATTTTGTCCGAGGAAAGTCCTAAAGTGGAGAGGGAGAGATATTATCACAATCAAACACTGTAAGGATTTATCGAAAGGAGAGTTTGTGGAATTTTTGGATAAGGTAATTGCGGAGGCCGGAGAACTTGGAATCAACATACCATCTCCAAATTTCGAACATCAGGTGAAATAGTTGTGCACAGTTGCGATTTAAACATTGGAGGTATGATTGAGATATGAACACTTACGCTGGACAGATTAAGAATTTCAAGAGCCACATCGGGAAACTTATCAGCGTAAGTGTCCGGTGTGGCTTTTTAAGTTTTGAATATGTCCAAACAACGCTTCATCAATACTAAATTCTGGTCAGATAATTATATCGTCAACCTCAACCCTTTAGAGCGCTATCTGTTTTTATATTTCTTAACCAACGAACACACAAACATAAGTGGAATATACGAACTTCCCCTAAAAAGAATGGCAACAGAAACGGGTATTGATATTGATATGTTGCCTAAAATGTTAAAAAGAATGGTTGGTAAAATTTATTATGTGGATGGTTGGGTTTGTATAGTAAACTTCGAAAAACACCAGAGGTCAAGGGGAAGTCCTAAAATCGAAAAAGGTATTGAACTCGCAAAAAAAGAAGTCCCTGTAACAATATTAGACAAATTCTCCACCTTAATAAGTAGTCTACCGATAGACTATCCATACACTCCGAACTATTCTGATTCTGATTCTGATTCTGATTCTGATTCTGATTCTGATTCTGATAATAAGATTATATCTAAAGATATAAGGGCCAAAGGCCCGAACCAAGATGTTGAATTATTATTAACCCAATTAAAAGAAATCTTCGGATTGAGGGTTTTAGATGGCACGCAGAAAGAGAACCGCCAGTATGCTTGGCTTTGCTTGAAGAAATTTGGGAAGCCGGAAACCATAATCGAAGTCATGAAGGCTGGGGTCAACGATAAGTTCTGGCGTACTAAACTTACAAGCATGAAATCTCTTTACTACAACGCCGTTAAAATTGCTTCTTCCAAAAGGATTCCTAACATAATCAAAATTTCATGAATTTACCTACAGACAAAATGTATGTTTTGCAACTTAAAAACGAAATTCGAGTTTGGCTTAACCAAAATGAGTTTGAGCTAACCAAAAAAGCTCTTTTGTCGGACGTGTCGTTTATTGAGGTGCAAGGGAGGCTTATAAATTCAAAAGAGGTTATTTACGTTATGCCACGGACTGATGTTGATACTTCAGACCGGATCAAGCGCGGAGAATGGAAATGTTCAGGTTGCGAGCAGTGGATACCCAAAGGAAAGCAATGTGGGAAATGCTTTGCGTAACTTATCCACACCCCCCTCACGAACAATCAAGTATAATAAACCTATGGCCGGAATAAAAAGAAAAAAGTGGCAAATAGAGGAAATTAAAAGACTTGTGGAGTTATGGCCGATTCACTCCATAGAGGAAATTTCCAAAATAATGGATCGCAATAGATTCTCGATTTACGATCTGGCCGACAGAATCCGCGAGGAGGGTTATGACTTACCCAATAAAAAAGCCGGAAAGATTATGGCCGAGAAAATTAAAAAAGCATTGGGAAAATGATTGACGAAGAAAGAAAATAAGGTTGAGTTGGAAGATAAATAAAAAAAATGAAAGCATACAAAATATTTGACCATAACTGGAAGTGTAAAGATTTTCAGTTTGAAGTGGGGAAAGAGTACACCTATGAAGGAAAGCTCGAAATCTGCGAAAGCGGATTTCATGCTTGTTTAAAATTGGAAGATTGCTTCAAGTATTACAAAGCAGTTTCTTGGAACAAGATTGCAGAGGTTGAGATATTGGGAAAAAGTATAACTCACGATGAAGACAGCAAAATTGTAACCGATAAAATTAAAATTGTAAGAGAAATAGGATGGCAAGAACTCGAAGAAGTTTATAACGACATCTATGGAGCCAGCAACATCAGTGGAGGAAACAACATCTGGGGAGCCAGCAACATCAGTGGAGGAAGCAACATCCGTGGAGGAAACTATATCTATGGAGCCAGCAACATCAGGGGAGGAAACAACATCAATGGAGGAAACTACATCAATGGAGGAAGCAACATCCGTGGAGGAAGCTATATCTGGGGAGCCAGCAACATCAGGGGAGGAAACTACATCAATGGAGGAAACTACATCAGTGGAGGAAATGACATCAGTGGAGGAAATGACATCAGTGGAGGAAATGACATCAGTGGAGGAAATGACATCTGGGGAGGAAACTACATCAGTGGAGGAAATGACATCAGGGGAGGAAACTACATCAGGGGAGGAAATTACATCAGGGGAGGAAATGACATCTGGGGAGCTAAGAATTGTTATGGAGTAGATTCAGCAATCTTTATCGCAAACAAAAAAAGACAACCGACTATCTTCGGGAAGAAAGTTACACAAAAAAGATTTGATGAGGTATTTCAAAAACTCAATTCTTTCAACTGGTATCCGAAATTCAATAATGCTTTTGATTTTTATTTACAGAAAGGGAACGACTGGGAAAAAGTTCCGGCAGATTTAATCGCGCCAAAAACCAATAAAGAGGCGTGGGCGGATATTCCTGTCCCTATGAAAAATTATATTTCTTCTTTAAAAGAATACGATAAAAAGACTTTTAAAGAAATCACCGAAATTGATTTGCCAAAAAACTCAAATTTGATTTTTTTTCTAAAGATGAGATGATAAAAATTGGAAAAATAATTAAAAAAATGAAAAAAATATGAACGAAAAAACATTCACCTACGAATACATAGAAACAATGGAAGAAGTGAGAAAGCACATACAACAATGTGAGGGGAAACATTCCCAGCAAGTCGCATACTCAACTTTCCACGACGCGCTTACTCAAATTTGCTTCGGCTGTAAGATGATTCGCTCGATGATTAAAAGACAACATGAACCCCCTCAAAAGTGAAATGAAAAAAATTAAACACATTCATCGCTGGTCAAATTGGTGGAAAGTAAAAGCCGATAATTCTATGGAACGACTTTGTTTGGCGTGTGGAGAAATCCAAAATGCGGGAAGAGTGAACAGAGTTATTATGGGCTGGGCATTGTCTAATCGTAGGAACGGTATGAGTTGCCACACCGCACAAATGCCTATTTATTGGAATAGAAATGTCGCGGAAAAGTACGCAAAAGAATGGGGCGAAAACCTAAAACAAGTAAAGATTTTAATTCTCTAATCCCCCCTCAAAGGAGTATAATTAAGGAAAATATATGAAAGAAGAAAAGAAAATAAAATTAGTTTGTGTGTCGTGGTTAGACGCCCACAATATGGAAAACTGGCAAGAAAGGAGAGATGTTTTGGAGTTAGCTGAAAAATCCTTTAAGGAAGATAATAGAACATTCGGAGAAATGATAGCGGAAACAAAAGATTATGTTGTCGTGGCAACCAACTTTAGCCCGCAAAAAGATTTAATCGCAGACGCAATGATGATACCCAGAAAAATGATAAGAAAAATAAAGTATTACTAACCCCCCTCAAAGGAGTATAATTAAGGAAATATGAAAGAAGAAAAGAAACATAGGCATAAATGGGAGCAGGTATTTTATGATTGTGGATTTTGCGGAGGGGGAGAGGCTTACGAATGTGAATGTGGCGAAGTTAAAAATAGGTCGGTTACCACTCAAGAAAAGAAAATATGAACCCCCTCAAAAGTGAAATGAAAGAAGAATTTATCAAATTAAACGGCTCGCAACCTACTGCGGAAAAATATGTATGAAGATAAATTATCAGAGCCAGTAAGGGAAACGGAAATTAACAGGGCTTTTGGGAAATTGTTTTCCGTAATCGAAATGTGTCAAAAGGAAGCCGAAACACTTATTGAGCGATTATCGCCAGTGTTAAGTGGCGGCGGAGTATCACAAGGAAGCGATAAAGCAAAAACACCGGAGTTTTCTTCTGGGCTTGCACAAGAAATAAATAAAGCCATAGTTAGAATTGATGATTTGGCTAGTAGAATTAGAGAAACACGAAATCGAGTTGAGTTATGAAAGACCTCAAAAGTGAAATGAAAGAAGAAAAGAAACATCAATGCGATGTATGCGATAAAGAAAGGGCGGAAAACCTTGTTGTCTGTTCGGATAATTGTGTGGAAATTCGTCAAATGATATTTGACTTGGAAAAAGAGTATTTCCCTACTAATGGTTGTGATAATTGCTGGGGCGACCTACATCAAGGTTGTTCAGAGAAATGCAAAAAAGAGTTTGACGAGTTATTAAAATTCGGAACGAAATTGTGGAAACTGGTTCACTTTATTACAAAACACAAAAGATAACCTCCCCCCCTCAAAGGAGTATAATTAAGGAAATATGAAAGAAGAAAAGAAAAATTGCGGAAAAATCTATACAGACAAGCACGGAAATAAGGGTGCTACTTGTGCTAACTTTTTGCCTTGTAATTCCGACCACTTAATTGCTGAACCAGAACCAGTTTGTCTTCACGAATTTCGCTATTCACATATTGAATATCCACCAATGGGGACATACACTGCTATCCCGCCAAATAAGGAAGTTGTCATCTGTCCAAAGTGCGGAGAATTAAGAAAAACAATAGTAATCTAACCCCCTCCGAGAAGGAGTTAATTAAGAAAACATGAAAAACCTCAAAAGTGAAATCTTAGAAGATTTTGTTAAAAGATTTGATTATCCTTTTAGCATTGAAGATTATAAAAGTGGGACAATAGGGAAAATGCTCAAATCTTTCCTCTCCGAATCCTTAGACAAAATAGAACGGGCGGCATACGACCAAGGGCACCAAGACGGAGCGTCAGACCAAAGAATGGCTATCATCAAGATTGCAGAGGGGATGATGACGCTAGAAAAAAGTATAGAATATCTCAAGCGTTGTGATGAAAGCTTACTCACGCCCGAAGGCATCCAACTTCTCCAAGAGCAATCACAAGAAGTTGGCTACAACCAAGTCATAGCCGACCTTATCAAGAAAATCTCCGAAATATGAGCGAAGAAGAATTTGGAAAAGAAGAAGAAGAAATAGAACTACTCAAAGAGTTCACCTGCAAATTTTGCGGTTACACTTGGAGGAAAAAGAAAGACGATGCGGAATGTTTAAATTGCGGCCATGAGATTGATTAAATTCATCTGGGAAGAAGTGATTCAAGGAATCCTAGTTTGGTTATTCACCACCCCGTCCGGCCTTATTCTTCTAGGGTTTTGCACATTAGTGGTCTTATATTTTGTGGTACGATGAAAGGAATGAACGAGGGGACTTTACTTAAACTGATGAGCCGGATCGAATGTTACATTTGCGGAAAATGGTTTCCCGAACACGCGAAGAAATGCTCCCACTGCGGGGCGGTGAATGAAGATTATAAGCCCCTGCCAAAAAACGCTTGGCCGTTAGCGAGAAGAAATGGAAAAATCACCTGACAATTTAGAACAAGCCA